GCGTTATACGCACAGTTATGTACAGTTTATTTGAATAGGTCGGTACAAACGACCTTCACAGGACAATACGGTTCGTATTGCCGTATTTTCCCAGCACATTGGTGTGGATCTTACAGATTACACCAGTTGGCTGTCACTTTGACGTTGATTTATCAGTGCATAAGCTATTCCTACTATCGGTTTTCTTTGGAATTCGTTAGACTGAGATAGACATTGTAGACGTCTTCATTCACATGGGCTACCCTCACATTTTGCGGGCTTCGGCCCGCACCCGGGCTTCGGCCCACACGGGGGCTTCGGCCCCCACCCGGGCTTCGGCCCACCGGGGGGCTTCGGCCCCCTGTCGGACTTCGGTCCACCCCCTGCGAGCTTATCGCAACCCCCCCCCCTTTATGTTTCATACGTCGATTCACCTATTTTATGAACGTAGAGCTAGTCCTTTGGACTACCCTTGCTCGGCTTTTAATAGGCAAAGCTATCTGGCTTCCCAGCCGTCCGTCGCTCCCCTTCCCTATAGGGTTGAGCCCAAAATTCTGGCACACAGAAAAGCGTATACGGTTTAAAGTATTCCACCCGTCACTAACAAACATAAAGGAGAGAGTACAGCTATCACTACGGTGGACCCAGGTCTAAACTTGTCCTGGGGGTTGAACATTATCGTGTATCGGTCTGTTTGAAAATTTGGCCGTCGGATGTTTTAATGTAGTCACATACTTAGACTTGAGTATGGAGGGAATCGAGATGTGTGTGGAAATCACGGTAGAAAAACCTCAACCTATGACTGCTTGAGAGTAGTAACCGCTAGGTCCGCGGGACACTTGACTTGCCGAGGCTCCTCCAAATATGCAACCGTACTTTTTCTGACCGCAGCACAATATGGTTTTGGGGAGAGCCCATTACAACAGCCCCTCGAGGGGGGAACCCTTTCTTCGGAGAGCATGCTACTAAACATGTTTCTCACGCCTGAATCCGGGAAATCCAAGTGGACCGCTGCATCGCGTAACGCGTACCCTGTTTATGCAAGATATATTCAGGCCCAGAATGGCATAGTGCCACACTTTAGCAAAGACCAACTCCCAATAGGGGTTGGCGTTTGGGAATATCAATCGTCCATATGGACTTCGATCGTTAATAAGTATCGGAGTTCTCAGCTTAAACCAGACGAGGATGAGGCCCTAGTTATGGCGGGTATTATAGAATCCTCCGTGCTATGGGCGTACCTCATGCTCAAATCTAATGGAATTGGACCCAAAATAGCGGCAACATTATCTTTCGTGAAAAGTATGGTTGGAGCTGAAGTCAGTTTGTCTGGCATGGCTATCGACCTGATCGAAAGAACCGTGGCGGGATATAACACCACCATGGAATTTCAGACTAGCAAATTAGAAGAGCTAGCCGCTACTCTTAACAAAGGGAAAAGTATTGTCGCAGCTATTAAAGACATTCGAGAAGCTCCTATCATTGAGAAGGTGCACGAAGTACTTTACTTAGCCCTATTGTGTGGTATAACTCAGAAAGAAGGATTACCCATACCACCGCGTGCACTGGAAAAATACCGCACGCATCGATTTGCTTTCACGTCGACAGGTTATCTAGACCTTAGTCTAGCTGTCGCTGAGCTTATCATTTATGTAGTAGAAACTTCTATTACATGCCTCAAGGAGGATTCGCTTTATGCTTTCCTCCGGTCGGGCAAGTCCTATGAAAAATGGGCTGAATCGACCTATGATCTCGAGGTTAAGAATGAATTCCTAGCTTGTGCTGAGGCACACAACTTCGAATACTACGCTTTCATTAATGGTGTTAAAAATGCCATTGAGACAGGTGAGCTTATTTTAGCTAACACACCTAACGCCAATCAGGCTGATCGCAAACTTATCTCCTTTCGTCTTACAAAGATGAAACTCATTATGGGCCACATCGTAACTCGCGATTTTACGTGCTCGGAGCGCCCAGCTCCACTTGCTATCTTGATTTTCGGAGCTTCCCAAGTAGGGAAGAGCTCCTTCACAAAGTCTGTGTTCTACCATTACGGTAAAACTCGCAAGAATGAGGCAGGAGAACTTACACCTCTACCTGTAGATGATCACTACAAATACCCTCGAAATGCGAAGGACCAATATTGGACTAACTACTTTAATGATCAGTGGTGCGTCCAGATTGACGATGTTGCCTTTCAAAATGTAACTGCTGCTGAACCTGGTGGAGATAGAAGTGTTAATGAATTACTACAAATGGTGAACGTTGTCCCATATGTATTAACCATGGCCGCTATCGAAGATAAAGGGCGAGTCGCCTTTAAATCCAGGCTAGTGATAGCCACCACCAACACTCCTGATCTCAACGTAAATGCTTACTATAGTAACGGTTTCGCTGCTCTGCGTCGTTTCAAGATCGTAGTTGACATTGTACCTAAGGCTAAATACGCTAAGACTAGTGGTGAAGCTGGTGTCCTCATGTTAGATGATACTAAGATTCCCACACCTGTTCCTGGTGTGTACCCTGATCTTTGGGACATTCGCATATTAGAAGCAGTTGCTATCAATGCTGGTAAGAGCTCTCACTCCAGGCCTGGGTCTGCAGATGATGAGCGTATTAACCAGCGAGGTAAAATGCAACCTCGCATGGGGCGCCCTGACAAAGCTTTTGAGACAGTGGGGAAACCTATAGTTTTCGATAAAATGGACGACTTCCTCGAGTGGTACCGCATAGAAGCGGATACCCATGAGACTAATCAAAAGGCCGTTCTACAAGTTGATAATTATATGAAAGAGATCCACTTGTGTCCGAGTTGTCATCGTGCCTCCACTGCTTGTACTTGTTTGGTGTTACAATCTCGTCGCATTTCAGAAATTTATGACTGGTGGCGAGGGCGAACATTTAATTCTATTTTGTGGATTAGAGATAAATTTAAGTTCACATATAGGTGGTTAATCTCAGACGCCCTAGACGTAACAAAAGAAGAGTTTATGCGCAGAATGCGCCACCTCGGAGACGATCTGAGTAGCCATGCCTCCCCATGGTTGCGGCGATTATTCGCTGCAGCTATGGGGGCGGTTACTATTGGAGCTGTCATTGTGGTGTGCAAGAATATAGCTGAAGATTTTAAGAGTCCTGAACCCAAATTGGAGTTTCAAACTATGACTGCACAAGACGTGAAATCCCTTTCCACTGACCAGCCAGGTGTGTGGTATAAAGATGACTATCGCATTACCCACCTAGATATAGGAGCCAAGAGTAAATCCTGGAATTCCTTGACCATGGATCAGATTATTAAACGACTAGATTCCGCTGTCATTGCTGTTCAGATTGACAGATGTGAGGATGCTGATGGCAACCCTACCTACTTCCCTGCCCAAATGTTTGGTGTGAAGGGAGATATATGGATGACCACCAATCATAGTCTTCCTTCTAAGAATGATGTCAACTTTGATATCTTCCGCGAAGAGGATTGTATGGGGGTTAATTCCAATGTAAGGAATGTTAAGGTTCCCCAGTCTGACATCTATAGAATCCCGGATAAGGATCTGGCGTTCGTTCGATTACCCATCCCACCCGTAAAAGATAATTCAGGTCTGTTTACAACTGAATCTTTGAAAGGTGTGCATAGTGGCCTACTTATAGGTCGCTGTCCGCGAGGAGTAGACAAAGGCACGTGGGGTCACAATTCTAAGCTTGGTACACTAATTACCATGGCTGCAACTAATATCCATAGAGGTACAGTAAATATCACTAATGAAAGTGGTACTTATGTTGCGCAGGATTGGAGAACCCACTATGCTGGAGTAACTACTCTAGGGGATTGTGGTGCGATCTTACTAGCCAAGACCAATTATGGTCCTGTGGTTTTAGGAGTCCACCACATGGGTATGTCAGGGATGAACGCTGGAGCTTGCACTCCTGTGTCTCTAGAAATGCTTGAAGAAGTGTATGCCCATTTTGGGACTATAGTCATAGACGGACCTGTTCCGTTATCGGCTCCTAGTGTCCCAGTCACCATGGGACCTTTGCACCCTAAGAGTATATTAAGGTATATGGAGAGTGGAGATCTACATTGTTATGGGTCCATAAATGCCCCACGTAGAAATGGAAAGTCGGATGTCCAGGATAACTTACTGCGCCCCCACTTAGAATCTCTCGGTTGGTCTACTGAATACATGCCCCCCATCCTTAACGGTTGGGAAATCAAGCATAATGCAGTGGCCAACATGAAGAATTCCGAATGCGGCATTCCGACAGATTTATTAAAAGAAGCAGCGGAAATATTTGCTGGTGAGATCTTCAAAGGGTTGACCGACGAACAAGTCGCATCGTTAGGCACCGTCGATTGGGACGTGGCTATTAATGGTGTTAACGGTATACCTTTTATGGACCGAATCAATGCTAGTACTTCTGCGGGACATCCTTATAATACTTCTAAGAAGAAGTTTATAACCATAGTCCCCCAAGACGATAATACCGAGAAAATTGAGTTCACTCCTGAAATTCAGGATAGAGCTCAAGATTGTTGGGACCAACTTGGAGCTGGAATTCGCTACAAACCAATATGCACAATGGTGTTTAAGGATGAGCCTCGTAAGGCCAAAAAGATTGCCGAAAAGAAAACTCGAGGCATTATGGTCTTACCCGTAGAATATATTCTATGTATGAGACGCTTGTTTTTACCATTGGTTCGCTTGTTTTACACTAATCATACCCTCTTTGAAGCGTTGCCAGGTATGGCTGCCAATACAAAAGAGTGGGATGAACTAGCCAGAAAGCTGGAAGCTTTTTCAAAGCGTCTCCAAGACGGTGATTATACCGACTTTCAAGGGACTACAAAGGCTCCAGTTATTCTCAACGCATTCCAAGTCCTCTATTATATTATGGACTGGAGTTGTATGTATGAGGATGAAGATCTGGTTAGAGTGAAAACGATGGCGGCTGACTTAGCCTTCCCCATGATCAACTTGTTTGGTGAATTGGTTCAACTATTTGGTATCCAAGCTTCTGGACATGCACTAACTACTATCATAAACTGCATAGGTAATAGCCTGTATCACAGGTGTGCTTACAAAGCTTTGAACCCGAAACATGAAATGCTTACTTTTAGGGAAAATGTGCTACTATATACTTATGGGGATGACAGTGAAAAGGCTGTCAAACCAGAGGCGGATTGGTATTCACATAATGCTATTTCTAAGTATCTGACCGATAGGGGTGTACCCTATACGGACGCGGATAAGAAATTAATCGCAGAGGACTATAAATCATTAGAAGAGACTAACGTGTTGAAGCGTAAGTTTAGATATGAGCCAGAACTGGATCAGTATCTTGGCCCGCTAGACATGGAGTCTATCATGAAGATGACTATGGTGAACGTGAAGAGTAAGACATTAGACGCCGCCGCACAATGTGTGGCAACTGTAACCAGTGCAGGATCTGAGCTAGCCCTGCACGGCCGTGAGGTCTATGATAGCAAGATGGCTGATCTCAAATCAGCACTCGTCGCAGCTAATATCCCAGAATACTGGGAAGAAGCTGAATTATTCAAATCCTGGGATGAGCAGGTCGCTTCTTACGAGGAGCGTAGTAAGGGTCGATCATTCTTTTGATCTGGCCCACCCGGGTGTTTTGCCTAACATCCTCATAAACCGAAATAGGCTCTACCCAACTAGTTACTGCTTGGTCGATAGACACAAAGACCAAGAGTGTGGAGTTGGATGACTTCTGCTAGGGCGATCCCCGAAATCTCACCATGATGCTTGCTGAAGGGCTAGTGTGTCACAAGTGGTGGCAAGGAATGAGTCTTCCTACCACCGAGAAAATGACTTGCACAACAAACTTATGAATTTCAATCTGCTGTGGTTAACCCCACGGCCAACATTAACTCAGCCGTTACGATGGCTACAAACGTAGAGTTCGCGGATGAAGACCGCGGACTTATCTACGATGAGAGAAACGATCACGTTCTTAATGATAGACCCGTGAGCAATACCTCTTTATCTGATTTCCTTTCTCGGCCAGTACGTGTATTTACAGGTACTTGGTCCGAAACAACTGCTGCTAGTTCTTGGCAAAATCTCAATGTTTGGAATCTGTTTTTTAATAATCAGTACATTAAGTATAAGATTAATAATTACGCTTTCCTGCGTTGTAAATTACATGTCAAGATCACCGTTAATGCTTCTCCTTTTTACTACGGAGCCATGCTAGCTTCCTACTCTCCTTTGGATCAGTGGGACGCGAGAAATGTCGGGAATGTTACGACCGAACCAATCGTTCGATCACAACGTCCACACGTGTGGATTTTCCCACAGAATGGCACTGGAGGTGAATTGGAGCTTCCTTTTCTATCTCCACGAGATTGGCTGCGCGTGAGCGTTGCAGCTGATTTCACTAAGATGGGAACACTCAACCTTTTCATTGTCGATCAATTAGATAATGCGATTGGTGTTGGTGGTGATGCCACCACTGGGGTTTCCGTCCAAGTGTTCGCATGGGCGACAGATGTAGAGGTTAGTGGCGCTACTACACCTCTAGCTCTGCAATCTGGCAGAGTAAAAGATGAATATGGGAAAGGCCCCATTTCAGCTCCCGCTAGTGCGGTGGCGAATATAGCCGGTAAGCTTGAGAAAGCTCCAGTCATCGGACCGTTAGCAACTGCGACACGGGTCGGTGCGAAAGCTGTCTCTGACATAGCTTCCCTTTTCGGCTTCTCCACTGTTCCGAACATCGATGCTGTAGATGGCCTCGCTCCACGAGCGTTTCCCCATATGGCTAACGTTGGTATACCCTACCCACGAGAGAAACTATCTTTGGATCCCAAGAATGAAATTTCTGTTAATCCCCAAGACGTAGGAGACTATAGTGAAGACAATCTAAATATTGCTGAATTAGCTGGTAGAGAATCTTACATGTCTACGTTTCAGTGGCTTACCACCGATGGTGTTGATACTACTCTGTACAGCACTCGCGTGACACCTATGATGTTTTCCAATGCTGCTGTTGCAGGAGGAACTGTGGCCGCTGTAGCCCCTATGGGGTGGGTGGCTGCTATGTTCCGATACTGGCGAGGTGATATTATATTCCGTTTCAGAATTATCGCATCTCAATACCATAAGGGTCGTCTACGTATTAGTTGGGATCCAACTGGGTTGGCTGGGGACAATATGTCCACCAACCCTAATACGATACCACTCATCCAGACTAAGATTGTGGATATCGGCAAGTCTTCCGATATAGAAATTCGGATTCCTTACCAACAAGCCACTCAGTGGTTAGCCGTCAAAGCTGCTTATGAGGATGCTCCCTTCACTTCCGGTAATAGACCTTGGGTCAATGGCCCAGCGTATGACTATCGTCCCGGAAACGATAATGGATATCTTCAGGTGCGTGTGGCTAATGTGTTGTCTTCTCCTAACGAGAAGCCTACAGCAGCCAATGGCGTTCGTATTTTGGTGTCGGTTAGGGCTGCAGACAATATAGAGTTTGCGAACCCTGACTTACCCGAAACTAACGGGTACTATTTCGCGCCTCAGAGTGGCCTTTTCGACGAACTTGAGATGGGAGAGCAAACTGCGCCTCGAGC